CGCAGCTTCCCATGATGCTGCATTATCACCTGCAACTGTTCCACCTTGTAAGGCTTCCCATAAAGTACCCAGTTTAGTATCGACTTGAGTGCTTAAAGCATAACCTGCATCGTCAGTATAGAACTTCCTCATACTAGCGAGTGATTGTACTTCTGCAATATCCTCGATTAATTTTGAATACTCATAGTGTTGGTCAATAGATATATTGATTACACTATTTGTAGCTGCTGATAATGTTACTTGTGTATTTGCTGCTTTAGCACTTGCACTTCCTCTCGCAGGAACTGGAATGTGAATAGTATCACCTTTCTTTCCTTTGTGAGATAGCTTAGTAACTAAATTAGCAATCACTAAGTTTGACTTGTACGCACCTATAACTTCATCCGACCACAGTTCAGGAATGAAGTTATTGGCGACACTAGTCGTGACTTGGTTTGTTCCTAAAGCCATTTTCTTCTCCTATTATAAGTAAAATTACCTGACTCTACCTTCCATATACGCTAACTGAATTTCATCAGCTAGAGCAGCATGTCTGTTAGGGTCAGTTACCTGTAGATTGATTAAATCAGCTCTACGGTAAATCTTCTTTCCACCTACGGAATCTCCTGAGGAGCGAGTTTCAGAGCTAGTTTTACGTAATGTTTTTTCTCTTTTAACTTTCTGTTCAGCTTTTACTTTAGCTGTCTTGTCTGCTAAATTGATTTGTTTCCATGTTGAAAACAATTCATCAGCAGCTTCAAAGTCATAAGAGTCCGCAGTACGGAATAGCTCTTGACGTATCTTGCTTCCTCCAATCCACTTCTGAAAGTCTTGATTTGAGACTATATCTTTAAAATCAGGATGCGCACTTTCTAACTGAGCTGTGTTCAACGCTTCATTTTGTTTGAGTCTAGTCTGTTTAGCCATGACTATATCGGGGTGCTGCTCTATAGCTGAGTTGACTGCATTAGCAGGGTCAGCATAGAACTGCTCCTCGAAAGGAACTGGTTCTTCTTCAGGTGGAGTAGCTTCAGGTACTTGTTGTTGAGAATACATTAAACTTTGGATTAACTTTCGTTGTTCTCCAACTTCCATTCCTTGTTTACCTAATACTTTTTCAGCATTTTGGTGCATCTCAATAACGTCTTCTAATGATTTACCAGCATACTTCTCAGGAATTATAGATTCGGGTTGGTCTGCTTCAGCTTGTACTTCTTCTTGGATAATATCCTGCTGAGTTTCCTGTTCTACTACTACATCTTGATTTTCTGTTATTGGTTCTTCAGTTAAAGGTGTTTCTTCTACTACTATACTCATTTTGGTCTCCGCCCATTAGGGTTATGAAGTTATATTAAAGTAGAGTCCTATGACTAGGATTGTTCTACCGCTATTTTAGTTGCATCTTCTAGACTACGTAACTGTCTTAGAATCTCCAACTGACCTTTAGCGTGCCAAAGGTCTTTTTCACTTTCAAGAGTGCGTATGTCTCCTACATTCTCTTCAGTAATTTTCATATCAGACATTAAATCTCTCCACCCTTCGGTTTCAAACATGTCTAATCTATCTTTTAAAAACTGTTCGTCAGTTTTTGCCATAATTATTGTATTCTTGTACTAACTGCTGCCTTAGTTCCTGCTTCTCTAGCCTTAGCTAGATTTAATATAGTCTCTGACTTAAGATGTTCTACCTCTGGTATATTTCTTGCAGTCTCAGATTGTTGATTTGCTATATCTGCTTTTAGTTTATCTAAATCTAAAGCATCTTTCTGTAATTTAATAATTTGTTCTTCTACTTGTATCTCATTAGGTACTGCTTGTGCAGCTTCTGCTTGCCACTTAATAGCTTTACCTTTTTCTTCTTCAGCTTCTGCTAATGTTTTCTGTATATTAGCTTGTAACTGTTGTATTTGTAATTCATTACCTATATTCTCTAGCTCTTCTTGTTGCTCATCAGGTTGACTACCTTGCATTAGAGCTTGTACAATCTGGTCACGGTTGTGAATACTAGAGTTTTGGAATAATGCTAATAAGATTACATCAAAAGCAGGAGAGTCTTTAGGTATAGACTGTAACATCTGTACCATTTGTTGCATCTCTAACTCTTTAGCCATGATACCCATAGTTGAATAAGGTATGAATTTATAATCATTAACAGGATATCTTTCTACATCAAACTGTATCTTTCTCCACATTGACTTCTGTATTAAAGGTACAAGAAATGTGTTTTGGAAATTCATAAGAGTACGTTTTTGTCTTTTAATAGCAGCACTTTGTTGCATTGACATACCACTTGCTGTAGCTCTATCTCCATTACCTAAATCAGAGCTACCTGTACCCATTTGAATCATAGCTTGTAAGCTTTGAACTTGTTGAAATGTAGATGGGTCCGTTGTTCCCATGTCTAAAGGCATGATAGCATCTCTCGGTGCGCCATTAGTAAGTACAGTCTTTCCCGGTCTTACTTCAAACTTAACACCTCTAGGTAATCTAGTAGCATCTGCTGCCATCATAGGTGTAGTAGTGAGTGCAAGCGAATCTATTCTAGCTCTCATTTCAGCATCTAATGCCTTCTGACTGTTATAACCCTTCTCACAAATCCCTCTACCCCAGAACTTATTCGGGACAATATCATGTTGATAAGATATGAAAGGTCTGTCTTCCATAATAAACAAGTTAGGTTCTACTCTTAATATATGTTCATCATTACATATAGTAACTACTGCTTCAACTAACTCATCTTTCTTTGTATATTTGAAATCATCTTTATCAGCTTTAGCTTTAAGGAATCGTTTAGGTACTTTACCCCAGTATTCTGTAATCTTAACTGAGTCTGATTCATCTGCTTGTTTCATTTCAGAGTCATAACCAAACTTAACAGTCTCATAACTACCATCAAGAGGTACATCTCTATATATACCTGCTAATATTCCTTCAACTACATGATAACGAGGTTTGATAACTTCATGTGCAACGCCTAACGCCTCATTAATTGAATTAGCTGAAGGGTCTATAAGAAATTCTTTGGGTGATATAGGTTCTACCTTTATATCTATTGATGGGTATTCTACTAATTGACGATTAGTAGTGGTAGTACCTTCTATAGGTACTTCAACAGGAGAGCGTTCTACGTTTTGTTCGACTACTATCTTTCCAATACCTGTTCCGTAGATAGCAGAATTGATAAAAACTTCACATATAGAGTCTTTACACCCTGTTTTCTCTAAATCTTCTTGTAAAAGATTACGTACATACTCAGCATCACTAGGGTCTTGGTCAAGCATGTCATCTTTAATATCAAACCACTTGCCTCGCCCAAATGTTGCTTCTTCTAGCTCTGCTACTGCGGACTCAACAGCTTGTTGTAGTGCAGGTGCAATGATTCTAGACTTTTCAGAGCTTCTAGTTCTATCTTCTTGTAGCCAAATACCTCTCCATAGACGATAATATTCGTCCCATTTAGTTACATAGTTAGTATCTCTGTGAGTTCTCCAACTTTCTAACCTATAATTGAGCCAGCCAGCTAAAGCTTGGTACTTAGTCTCTTTATTTTCAAACATTTATAGAAATATCTCCACTAACGTAGGTAATTCTGTGGAGTATAGCACACTTTAGGTAGTTGCGTACAACTATTTGTTAAATTACCTAGTATCCTGCAATTTCATCCATAGGTTTCCAGTCTTCATCCAAATCTATGGAGTATGCGAAGTCTGAAATTGATACTTGGTCTATATAGGCAAGGCTATCAAGTAAATCGTCATGTGAAAGGTGATTAGGGAAGTCAAGCATCTGTGATATGAATACTTTCCAGTCTTTATCTTCATTAAAACTTATCTGTCCATGCTCCATCCTACCTTGTAAGGACCAAGTTATACGCTCAGTCTTCTTTTTACCACCATGTCGTACTTCATCTATATGTACAAACCTATTCTCAGTCCTCATTTCATCTTCTAAGTAAGGCATGATAGCATTTTTTAAAGAACCTGTCTCTATACCTACAGTTGTAGCTTCATTTACTTCAGCAGCTTTGAGTATTTTCTTAGCAGTTTCTTTAATTCCCCATCTTCCATGTAGAATATCTTTAACCCACCACTTATCTCTATCTATTTTAACGATAGCAATGGAAGTTTCATCTAATTTAGAACCTTTTAGTCCTCTTTCCTTCTCTACAGCTTCAAATCCAGCAGGGTCTACTGCAATTACAAAGTTTCCTTCCTCTGGTTCTTTTCCTGTAATAAACCATTCCTCTTTAAAGATACCTCCAGAGAAAGTTTCAAAGGATGCTTCAAATTCTTGTCTAAAAGCCATAGATGACATAGACTTTTTAGCAGCTTCAACTTCTTCTTCATCAATGTAAGGGTTATCTATAGAGGTATAGGAGAAAGTTTCCCAGTTATCATCTTTCTTAGCTTCTGTATATAAGTCATAGAAGTGATTTTTACCTGCTG